GTAGCTGATGCTAGTGGTTCATCATACGGCGGCATTGTTACAGATGGTTCTGGCATGGCTATTACTACATCAGATGGCAGTGCAGTTAGCTACGGCGATGGCGGCGTTAACGCTGGAGATGGCGGCTATGGTTCTGGTGAAGTTGGTTACGACGCTGGGGACATGGGTCACGGCGGCGGCGAAGGCAGTAGTAGTTCAAGCAAAATTATCTGCACCGCAATGAACCAATCCTATGGTTTTGGCTCATACAGAAATGCCATCTGGTTAAAGTACAGCGCAGACAAGATGACCAAAGCCCACGAAGTTGGCTACCATGCCCTTTTCCTGCCATTGGTTGACTTGGCATATAAGCGCAATAATAAACCTGTTCGCATTGCTTTGGAGCATATCGCACGCCACCGTACAGCAGACTTGCGTGCTGAGATGCGTGGCTCCAAGCGTGATAATCTGGGGCGTGCATATCGGTTCGTCCTTGAGCCGCTTTGCTACATTGTTGGCAAGATTAAAGGATATTGATGCTCAAAAGCGAACGCGCTCAACTACTGTTAGAAGATGAATTCTTCACAGAAGTCATCAATGATTTGAAAAACTCAAAGATTAGTGACATAATAAGCACTAATGAGGGCGATGTAGAGGCAAGGGAACGTGCTTACACCGTCATCAAGACTCTTGACCTAATCATGGGGCACATTGAAAGCCTAGCGGCTGACTCCAAGATCAAGGAAAAGAAGTGGAAGATTTTGTAGCCGTATGGGTTGCAACCGTTAGCAGACGGATTCTGTTGATAACTGGACTGACTTATGGATGACACCAACCCTAGCGGGAGTGAACCATTAAATGTAAATTCTGCGGCATCTGCCTTTCTTGGGCTGATGGGTGATGACAGCGGAGCCGATGAAGGCCAACCTGCTGGAGAACCCGTAGACGAGAATGACGATGTTGTCGAAGCATCTGACGAAGACTCAGAGGTGGAATACACCGACGAATCGGATGAGGATGTGGAAGAAGCTGTTGATGCTGAACCTGAACCCCAAAAGTTTAAGGTGAAAGCGGCTGGCGAGGAGGTAGAGGTTGACCTCGATGAACTCATTAGCGGCTACCAGCGTAGCAAGGATTACACTCAGAAGTCACAAGCACTAGCCGACCAGCGCAAGGAGATTGAATCCGAACGCGCTAAAGTGGCAGAAGTGCAAAAAGAGCGTGAGGTCTATGCCCAACGCCTACAAGCAATTGACCAGTTCCTTGGTCAGCAAATGGGCAATGAGGTTGACCTGACAACTCTAAAGGAAACAGACCCAATCGGCTATGCCGTGAAGGTTGCCGAGCGAACTGAACTTGAGAAGCGCCGCGCAGTAATTAACGCAGAACAGCAACGCCTTGCCGAAAAGCAACAAGCCGAGCGTAATGAGCAGTTACAGACGCACTTGCAACAAGAGTCCCAGTTGATGACGCAGGCTATCCCAGAGTTAGCTGGTGAAAAAGGAAATAGCGTTAAGAAAGAAATAATGTCTTACGCTAAGTCCATTGGATTCAGAGACCAAGAGTTGAGTGCGATTTATGACCACCGCGCCGTGCTGTCTTTGTATAAGGCAATGAAGTACGATGCTTTACAGAAGTCTAAGCCTGAAGCACTGAAACGAGTGCAGTCAGCACCTAAGACCATGAAGGCAGGTTCTTCAAACCCTCCTACCAAGTCATCACAAGATAAAAAAGTGATGCAGAAGTTGCGTCAATCGGGCAAAGTCCGTGATGCGGCAAATGCTTTTGAACGATTCTTGTAATTTTTTGGAGTATCAAAAATGGCTACCTATCAAACATATACCGCTATCGGTCAGCGTGAAGACCTGTCAGACATTATCTACAACATCAGCCCCACTGACACGCCTCTTATGTCTTCCATTGGCAAGACTAAGGCAACGGCTGTCTACCATGAGTGGCAAGTAGACTCACTTGCAGATGCGTCACTAAGCAACGCCGCTGTTGAAGGTGCAGATGCTACTTCCGCTACTATGGGCGTCACGACCCGCGCTGGCAACCGTACCCAGATTTTCCAGAAGACCGTGCAAATCGCTGGTACTTTGGAAGCTGTGGACAAGGCTGGTCGCAAGTCTGAAAAGGCTTACCAGTTGGCTAAAGCCTCTAGCGAAGTCAAGCGCGACATGGAACTGACCCTGTTGAGCAACCAAGTTGCATCAAACGGCAACAGTTCTACTGCTCGCACAATGGGTGGTTTGCAGGCATGGCTGAACACCAACGGTGATTTCGGTACTTCTGGCGTGGCTGGTGCTAACGGCACTACTGCTCGCGTTGACGGTACTGACCGCACTTTTGACGAAGCTACCCTCAAGACTGTTGTCAAGGAAGTCTACCAGTCTGGTGGCAACCCCAAGGTGCTGATGGTCAACCCTGCTCACAAGCAGTTGGTCTCTGCCTTTGCTGGTATCGCCGCACAGCGTTACATGGCTCCTAGCAACGAAGCAACGACCATCATCGGCGCGGCTGACGTTTACCTGAGCGATTTCGGCACAATGTCTGTTGTACCTAACCGCTTTATGAACGCCGCCAACTCTTGTGATGAGACGGCTTTTGTTGTAGACCCAGATATGCTGGCAATTGCCTACCTGCGTCCTTTCTCAACCAACGAATTGGCTAAAACTGGTGACTCTGAGAAGACTCAGTTGATCTGTGAAGCCACTTTGGAAGTTAAGAACGAGGCCGCACACGGCATCATTGCTGACTTGTCATAAGTTGAAGCGATAGGAAAGAAGCCTCAGATCACAAGTCTGGGGCTTTTTTCTTTATTGAAATACGGCTAAAATGTCAATATGGAAAATACTGAATTTCGCAGAACAGTTGCTCACGCTGACGGTGATGGCGGTGTTGTTTATGAAACACGCCAAGATGTAAGCGGAATTATTGAGCAAAACCAAAGAGAGTTTAATCAGTACGATGAGCGCGCTAAGTGGTCGGGCGACGTTTATGGCAACAAGGTGGCCTCCATCCCTTTGACTGTTATTGATGACCTGAACAAGCAAGGCATCATGCGTGGGTTTCATGTGTTGGACGAAAAACGATTCCGCGCATGGCTAAACAATCCTGACAATCGTTTCTTCCGCACTAGACCGGGGAATATATGAGCCTTACTAACTATTCAGAACTCAAGGATTCGATTGCCAGCTACTTGGCTCGGTCTGATCTAACAGATCAAATACCAGACTTTATACGTCTTGCAGAGCGCCGTATGCGCCGCGAGGTGCGTATTCGCCAAATGCTTGTTTCGGTTGATTTGACTGCCGTTGCTGGCAACAACAAGGTGACGTTGCCGACTGACTTTTTGGAGGCGCGTGATTTTGTGGTGGTGGGCAATCCGACTCAGCCGCTAAATTACCTATCTCCATCAGCCCTGTCTCGCAACGCAATCAGTTCTACTTCTGGCAGGCCAATTGAATACACCACTCTGGCTGAACAGTTCCAATTGTCGCCAATTCCAGACTTTGCCTATACGTTGAGTTTGTTGTACTTTGCCGCGCCAGACTTTTTAAGTGATAGCAATGACTCAAACGGGTTTCTGGTTAACGTCCCCGATATGTTGCTGTATGCCTCATTGTTAGAGGCCGAGCCATACCTGATGAATGATGCTAGGTTGGCAACATGGGTCTCTATGTATGAGCGCGCATCTATCTCTGTTGAAAAGTCAAACGAGACTGGTCAATATTCTGGCGTCCCGCTGTCTATCAAAGCAGTATAAGAGGGTAAAGAATGGCAATACAACGCATTGCATTTGGTGAGTGGCTACCTGACCAGCACGGGTTATCTGGGGCGCTTACTGAGGCGCGCAACGTTGTGCCTCAATCTAATGGGTATGGCCCACTACCCTTGCCTGTAAAGATTGCATCCAACGCAGGAGAGTCGCTTTACACGTTACACACAGCTACTGAATCCAACGGGGATACTGTGTTGTTTGCCGCTGGTCTTGCCAATGTGTTTTCAATCTCGCCTATTGGGAACTCTACCAATGTTTCTGGGACAACGTATAGCACGCCAGTAAACGACAGAATACGCTTTACCCAGTTTGGCGCAAATACCATCTTCACCAACAATGCTGACAAGTTGCAGTATTTTGATGTTAATACATCATCGGTGTTTGCTGATGTGGCGGCTGATGCTCCTGTGGCTAAGTACATTACGGTTGTCCGTGATTTTGTGGTGGTTGCAAATACATTGGAGTCAGCGACTAGATACCCAACACGGGTGCGATGGTCGGGCATCAATGATGAGACTGAGTGGACGTTTTCGCAGACCACACAGGCAGATTATCAAGACATTCCTGATGGCGGCAACATCGTTGCAATTAAAGGCGGTGAGTTTGGCTTGGTTTTAATGGACAAAGCGATTTATCGTATGTCCTACATTGGCACGCCATTCATCTTCCAGTTTGACAACATTAGCCGAGGCACTGGTTGCTACAACGAAAACTCGGTAGCGCAATATCAGGGTATTACGTTCTTCTTGTCTGATGACGGTTTCTATATGTGTGATGGTCAAACTGTTAAGCCTATTGGCTCTGAGAAGGTTGACCGCTACTTCTTTGATACGCTTGAGTTGTCAGAAATCAAGTCTATGTCAGCGTCCGTTGACTCTGTGCGTAAGTTGGTGGTGTGGAACTACCCAACGTCAGGAAACCTGCGTAAGTTGCTAATTTATAACTTCAAGACTGCTAGGTGGTCTAACGCTGATGCGGTGGTTGATTATGTTTCTGATGCCTCAACAGGTGACATTACGCTAGAAGACTTGGACTCAATCTCAGGCTCACTGGATGCGCTTACGCAGTCTCTTGACTCATCTGCGTTTATTGGTGGTCAGCACTTCCTTGGTGGCGTAAAGGGAGAGGATGTTTATTCCTTTACGGGACTACCAAGGCAGGGCGTTATTGAAACTGGCGACATTGACGTTGGCGCTAACTCTGTTGTGACGCTTGCTAGGCCACAGATTGATGGAGGCTCTGCTTCTGTCGCTATATCTTCAAGACAACGGTTGGATACGGTATTGGATTTTTCTGCTGACATTCCCGCAAGCGCAGAGAATAGGGTTTCCTTGCGTAGCGCTGGTCGGTATCACAGGTTGCGCGTAAACCCTACTGGTGATAACTGGACAACAGCTATTGCTGTCGATGTTGACGTTAAACCACAGGGCGGTCGCTGATGTTTCGTACAGTCCCAGTATTCGGCGCTGACCAGCGGGTAGTCGCGGAGGTTGTCCGTGGAATTATGGATGGCAAAACCAATAATACGGGGCTGGTCACGCTTGCAACAGGTGGCGCTACGACCACGGTAATCAATGACGCAAGGATTGGTGGGGACTCAAAGATTATTTTGATTCCTTACAGCCTGTCAGCGGCGGCAAGCAACAATTATCCTTATGGGTCATTTGAGGAGAGGGCAGATATTACATTTGCCACAGCCAGCACTCCGCAAGTATTGTCATTGACTACGGCAGATTTTTTAGTCGGCGTTTCTTTGTCGGCTAACAAAATAACTGTTGCATACTCTGGCGTTTACGATCTAACCGTTTCTGCATTGTTTGTAAATCAAAACGTACACATCCACGAATCTTTCTTGTGGATAAGGGTAAACGGCACAGATGTGCCTCACACAGCTACAAAGTTTAGCGTTGTTGAGAGCCACGGTGGTATAGATGGCTATATGCCTGTTTCAATACACCATCCTCTAGAACTTAATGCAAATGATTATGTTGAAGTTGTTGCGGCGGTAGACAACACAGATATTTATCTTGAGGCTTACGCGGCGCAAACTACCCCATTTGTTCGGCCATCTATTCCGGCGCTAATGGTAAACCTAAAAATGCTTGACCCGTCGCAGACTGCTGGCACGGCGCATGAGGCTTATGTGTCATCGGTAGGAAAGACAACCGCAACGATAACCCATTTCCCCAACACAGTTGAAAATAAAACCTACGCCTACGTTGTTGTGGGCTAGTGAAATGATTGATATAATGACTCTAGGACGACCGCCTACGAGTCCATTCTTTGAAAGGAACTGACTATGGCAGTCGATTACCAAACCGTTACCTCAACAACAGAACCCAGCGCGGCGGTTAAGCCGTATCTGCAATATGGTCTAAGTGAAGCCCAACGCCTATATCAGGCTGGCGGCACACCAGTAGTAGGCCCATCAGATACAACCCAGCAGGCCATGCAAGCGATGCAAAATCGCGCTATGCAGGGTTCTCCTTTGTTAGGCTCTGCACAAGCACAGCAGATGGGTACGGTTCAGGGCGACTACCTATCTGGCAACCCGTTCTTCCAAGGCGCTTTCCAGCCTGCGGCACAACAGGCTACGAGCGCATTTAACCAAGCGATTGGCAACATTGGCTCACAAGCCTCTCGCGCTGGTCGATACGGCTCTGGTGCGATGGGTGACTTGCAGACCCAAGCGGCTGGACAATTGGCTCAAGGTCTGACCAATACTGCGGGACAGTTGGCTTACCAGAATTACGCTCAAGAGCGTGGTCGCCAAGAAGCGGCGGCAGGTAATGCTCCCGCAATGGCAGGCGCTGACTACGGTGACATTCAAAGGCTGTTGGGCGTTGGTCAGTTGGGTGAGCAGTACCAGCAAGCGGCGTATGCCCAGCCACAGCAGGCGTTGGCTAACTTTTTAAGTGGTGTCTACGGCTCTCCTATGGGACAAACTGGGACTACGACAAAACCCGTATATACAGATTCAACACAAAACACGCTGGGCAACTTAGCGACTATTGCAGGCATTGCCGACACGGTTGGCAACGCTTGGGGTGGCTCCAATTGGCTCCGTGGTTTATTTTGATAGGAAAGCTATATGGCTGATTTAGGCGGGTTACTTAATATTTTTGGCTCTGTGCCTAGCTACGCCTCTGGCCTGTTGTCAGAGGAAGAACTAGACGCGGCAAAGGGGCGAGCAAGGGCTAACGCCTTATTGCAGATGGGTCAGTCTTTTTACAAGGCTGGCGCGCCCAGAGATACACCGGGTGGCTCTACGCTTTCAGGCGTTGCTGGCGCTCTACTCTCTGGTCAACAAGCATACCAAGGCGCTGTCAAAGGCTCTATTGAGGAAAAGCTAAACGATAAAAAGATTCAAGATGCACTCAATGCCAAGAAGCGCCAAACAGAAGTTCAAGGGTTGATTAGTGGCGCTTACCAGCCTGCACAGGCGGCTCAACAGCCTGCCATGATAGGTGGCGCGCCATACGGCATGGAAACGCCTGCAACGCCAGCTAGGTTTGACTTGCAAGCTATTGCTCCTCAGTTGATGCAAACGGCTGAAGGTCGTGCGGCTTTGAGTGAGTTGATGGGCGCTCAGAAAGCAATGCGTCCTGAAATGTTTAGTCTTGCTGAAGGCGCTACCCAGTTTGAGCGTGACCCAATGACGGGTGAGGTTCGACAGGTTGGCGCTGGCGCTCCTAAAAGCAATCTAACTTCTGATTACAAAAACTACCAATCTGCTCAAACGCAGGGATTTAAGGGTAGTTTTATGGACTACCAAACAGCACTAAAAAGGGCTGGCGTTGAAGATAAGTCATTTAGTAGAGCAATTGATCTGCGAAAAGACTTTAGGTCTGAGCCTGTTTACAAGGCTCAACAAGAAATGAAGGCCGCGTATTCTCAGGTTAAAGCTGGTTTAGATGCACAATCCCCAGTTGGTGATTTGGCGGCGGCGACTAAGATTATGAAGTTGCTTGACCCCGGTAGCGTGGTTCGTGAATCAGAACTTGGTATGGCAATGGCGGCGACTGGTTTGTTAGATCGCGTAACCAACTATGCAAAGAATGTTGTCGAAGGAACCAAGCTGACAGATCAACAGCGCAAAGACTTTGCTAACTTGGCGCAGTCTTTATATAGCATCAGCGAGTCCGAGTACAACAAGAAGCGTGAGGAGTATGTTGGAATCGCTAACCGCAATCAATTGCCTCTTGAGGATGTTGTTGGGCCAGCGGCTAGTTTGCCTAAAATTCAGCGGATTGGGTGGTAAAATGGCAGATATTAAAGTCAGATTCTCGAATGGTGAAGAAATCATTTATGAGAACGCGCCTGCATCTATAACGGCAGATGAGGTTATCACTAGAGCGCAAAATGAGTTTCCAAGCAAGCAGATTGCTTCTGTTGAAAAACTTAAAACAACAGCGCCTATTACTGCACCAGTAGCCGCTAAAGACCCTTTGATGGCAAACGGAAGGGTTCCAACCGTAAACGAAATGATTGCGCCAGCGCTTGACAAACTTAGCGGTGGCGACGTTGTTGCTGGCGATGACTTTTTAAGGCAACTAGGCTTGTTTGGTCGTTACGCGACTGGTGCTGTCACAGCTATACCAGAGATGGTTTCAGACCCGTTTTCTAATATCGTGAATGCAACGGCTGGTCGTGAAGTAATGACGCCTATTGCAAAAACAAGACAACGTATGTTAGAGGCGATAAACGCTCCTAAACCACAAACACCACAAGAGCGCGTGGTTGGCGACATTACTCAAGCTGGCTTGTCGCTTGCTGTTCCTGCTGGTATTGCTCAAAAAGTTGAGGCGGTTCCACAGGCTTTAAAATCATTGTTGCTTGAGGCTCCAACCGTACAAAGCGCATCTGCCCTTGCCGCACCATCTCTGGCGTCAACAGCTAGGGAGTACGGTGATGTTGGTGAAGCTGGTCAAATCGGCTTGGGTCTGATTGGCTCAATTGGCGCTGGTGGGCTTACTGCTGGCGCTCCAAGGGCGGCTCAATCTGTATCAAACATTGTCAAACCATTTACAGACGCTGGTAGGGAGGTTATTGCTGGCAATGTGTTGCGCCAACTTTCACGCGACCCAGAGCAGGCGATTGAAGCTGGTTTAGCGTATAAGCCATCAATACCGGGCTATTCACCAACTACCGCACAAGCAACACGCGATGTTGGTTTGATTGGGGCAGAGACAACCATTCGCGGCCTTGACCAGACAGGCAAGTTCGGGAAGCAAATTAGCGATGCAAACAAGGCTCGCATGGTTATCCTTGACCGCATGGCTAAAGACAAAGATGATTTGGTGTCAGCTATTGCCAAAAGAGATGAGGTTTCTGCCCCGCTGAGAGAGCAGGCATTTGCAAACTCAAAGGTCACGCCAGAAATATTCCAAAACGCAATTGCGCTTACTGTTAACAAAAAGATTGACAGCATTCTTGCATCTCCAGCAGGGAAGCGCAGTAGCGTTATGTCTGTAATGAATGATGCAAAATCTGACATTGCCCGCGCAGATTCTCCAGCGGCTCTGTATGAGATACGAAAAGATTTGAGAATGGCGGCACAAGGTCTGCTGGATAAGGCTGAACGGCGAGGCCCAAGTGCAGGCGCATACAAAGCCTCAAAGAAAGAACTAGAGCAAGTTATCCGTTCTGTTGATGATCTACTTGAATCGTCTGCTCCCGGTTATAAAGAATACTTGCGAAAGTATGCACAATCAAGCAAGGGAATTGAGCGATTAGAAGCGGCTCAGGACTTTAGGGGCAAGGTGTTGACAACAACACCAGACCCATCAAATGTCGGTGAATATTTGATCTCACAACCAAAGTTCACGACTGCGATTAGAAACGCACAAAAGAAAACCAACCTATCAAAGACGCAACTAGCTGTTTTGGAAAGAGTTTCAAAAGATTTAGATGATGGTGTTTTGAATCGCGCCGTTAAGGTTCCCGGCTCAGATACATTCAAAAATTTGAGTACAGCGAACATTATTGGTGGGATAATTGGCAAGCAGATTTATGGCGAGGTTTCACCCGGCTTGTCAAAACTTGTTGCCCCAATGAATTGGCTTTACAACGGCACTGATGATGCGATTCGTGAGTTGTTGGTTGACGCAATGTTAGACCCTAAATTGGCATCAAAGTTGATGGGTGTTGCCAAGACAACGACGCTTGAGCCTTTGAGTGATGAACTAAAGCGTAAGGCACTTTCACTTGGCTATGGAGCCACATTTGGTTTGGAGTAAATAAATGGCAAAGACGAAGATCAGCGAATATGACGTAACGCAGGTCAATAACACGGATATTGACTCCATTAATATTGCTGAAGGTTGTGCGCCAAGCGGAATCAACAATGCCATCCGTGAGTTGATGGCTCACCTGAAAGACTTTCAGACAGGCGTTAAAGGCGATTCCCTTACGGTTGGTGGCAACCTATCAGTTACAGGCACAACGGCGCTCACAGGCGCTTTAACGGCTTCTGGCGGGGTGTCTGGTGTAGTCACTTCATCCAACGCCACTATTACTGGCGGAACGATTGACGGAACTACGGTTGGCGCATCAACTCCAGCGGCGGTTACTGCTACCAGCCTGACGGTCAACACGGCGGCAACGATTGCCTCTGCTGACATTAACGCGGGTACGATTGACGGCGCGGTGATTGGTGGGGCGTCAGCGCAGGCCATTACTGGTACGACTATCACATCAACCGCTGGGTTTTCTGGTGGCCTGACAGGTAACGTAACGGGTAATGTAACGGGCAACGTCACAGGGAACGTCACAGGCAATGTCACTGGCAACTTGACGGGTAACGTCACAGCCGCTACTGGGTCATCCTCATTTAACGATGTGGTGATTAACGGTGGTTTGAATATGAACGCTGGCACGTCAGCGACCATTACGGGACTGACCGACCCAACCAACGCACAGGACGCCGCTACCAAGGCTTACGTTGATACGTCAATTGCCAACGTGATTGACTCAGCGCCAGCCGCTTTGGATACCTTAAACGAGTTAGCCGCCGCCTTGGGTGATGAC